GTCCAAAGTCCCCTATTCGATCAGTAGCAGAAAGAAGTCTTAATCCATCCTCAGTCAAGAACATGATGTCTCCACCAATTTCTTGGATAGTGTCACCATCAATACAACCAATGTCTAGGGTAATAGATGTTAATGCAAAGTTACTTAAACTAGTTCCAGTTAATTTAAAGATAGACTTTTCTGTAAAAATTATAAGTTGTTCTCTAAATACTGACAGTCCAGTAATACTGTCACCAATACGAATACTACCAGCACCATCACCAGCATCAAAGTTTGTATCTAAAGAAGGTGAAGTAAATGTTAATAGATCTAAGTTTGCAAAGAACAAATGTTTTTTAAAAGCAATTACATTAGTTGCACTGATAACATCAGTAGGTGCATCAACTAGTGCTGTAAAAGTACCACCATCAAAAAGGGCTGGTGCATTTACTCCATCAACAATAGCAACCTTTTCAGTGCCTGTAAAGTTATACTCAACAAATCGTGTTCTTAAAGCACCTTCTCTGCTCAAGCTAATAAAAGTAACTACTGCATTGTCTGCAGGGCTTGAAGCTAGGTTAGGGCTAATTGCTATGGTAGAACCACCAGAAGATACTGTGGCTGTCGTAGTAACAGTGTATACTTTATCGATACCTGCTACAGTAAATAGATCTCCTACACGAGGTACTGCAGTCAAGGCATCAACTGCTAGTGTTGCTCCTGTTTGACTTGCACCATTTACAAGTACAGTGCCGTAGGAAGGTACATTTATTTTAGTATAACCTGCACCTGTTGTTTTAAATATATCACTGTTTAAAGCTACTAGTACACTATCATTAAAGACCTCTACTCCTAAAGTCCTAAAAGTAGAACTGACAGTAACAAACGTAACTGCAGCACCATTAGCAGGGCTCGAAGCTAGTGAGGTAGTTAGTGTTAGTGTTGTCCTGTTAGCATTTGCATCAAAGGCTACACTACCTACTGTATAAGTTCCTGTAATACCCGCAACAGTAAGTGTGTCTCCTGCTGCAGGGGTAGTGTGAGTTGCTGCTATAATAAAAGTTGTACCAGTTTGACTTGCACCGAAGACAACAGGTGCGCCATAAGGAGGTATAATAAAAGGATCAAACTTAGAGAACCCTAGTATACGTTTATAGCCACCTGTAATAGATGGCTCAAAGTTCTTTAAGGTTGCAGCAGATCCAGGCATGTTAATACCTTGCTGAAGAGGACTTAAGTTTGTAACTAAGCCACCCTTAAACTCTACAGGAAATGATTCTCTGTTAGTAGGCATATATTAAATTACTCTGCTTTGTGAAGCGAATGCGCCAGTAGTACTACCCGAAGTAACAGTAGAACGTATGTATTCATATTTATTAATATAGAGACTCCGCATTTGTTTAATACCTGCTTCGAAATTATTTTTCATGAGGTTAGCTTCTTGTGTCTCTCCTCTAAACATATATGCAGTAGACATTGCACCTTCTACTATGAGGTATCTAAACTGAACAGGTAAACTAGGTACGTCTGTAGCAGCAGCTAAATCAGTAGGTAATGTAAAATAATCAAAAGCTAATTCATATTGTTTGTCTGGAAAAGGGTATAATAAATAATTGTTATCTAATGTACGAACAATAAATCTAGGAGATCCAACTCCTGTAAATTGTGTTACAACAACATCGTCTGCAATAATTGCAGCTGTTGTACTATTTGCACCTCTTGTACATCCTGTAAAAGTATTAGCTGATATACCAGTATACGTTATCTGTTCTCCACCTATAAACAAAGTTCCTGTTGAAGAAAAACCTGTTGAGGATGTTACTGGTATTATTGTTACTGATGCTGATAATCCACTAGATGCGTCAATGGTTGTAGACTCTACATCATCTTCTTGATTTATATGTTGGTTATCTATGTATTCGTTATAAGGAAGAGTGCCTAAACTAAATCCATTAAAATTAATCGTACTATCTTTTTTTAATCTGGCTGTATTATAGTCAACGTATTTAGCATCGGTAGGTATTGAATAACGTGTCACTCCAGGTACAAGTGTAGTAGTGCTTGTAGAGTGATTGAAAGGGTAGGCAAACTCATGTTGATTGATGTAACGTATAGCTACATTAATAGAGTCTCTAACCATAGCATATTCACCAACTGCAGAGGTAAAGTTAGTAGCAGTAAGTTCAACCTCGTTAAGTCGTCTATTTACGTCATTAACTAAGCCTAGATAATCATATGCCATTATGTTTCCTTAAGATGTAGCAAAGGGGCCAGCGTTATGCCAGCCCCAAAGTTTAGTCTTTATGCAAGTAGGTCACGATCTACTTCTTGAGCAGTGAAGTCACCAACTTCGCTTACGTCCATCAACATAGCAAATACACGTATTTTACCAGCAGTAAAGGTTGCCCCTGAACCTGCAATAGTAAGATCTAGTGTTTCATCTGCAGGATTAACAAGAACGCCAGCAGGTGCTACGGATGGTGCATAGACAAGATCTGATGCTCCATCAATATCAAATGCTGTAACATACTCGTTGTTATCTGCAGCGTTACCAAGAGTTGACGTTGCGTCAGTACCTGAGTTCATAGTAGCGCTTTCCATGACCTGAAAACCAGCCCATAGAATAACGTTTGAAGCAGGTACTGTTAGTGCTTGGATGATGTCTCCAGAAGAGGCGTCAACTGCACTTGCAGTAAGATCGATAGTATTCTCGATCATATAGGGCTTTCTCGAAGGATTACCTGTCCCACGAGTCGGCGCTAAAAATGTAGTAAGAGTAGCCATAAGTTATTTCCTCCCTTAAGCTGCGTTATAACGAGCAGTTACGATTGCTTCAGGACGAAGAATCTTCCTACCGTATAGGTGCATACCACGAACAATGTCAGCAAAGCTGTCAGGGTCACGATATGTTTCTGTCTTGTTAATCTGCTCAGCAGTTGCTACAGAAGAATCATGACCAGCTACGATAACACCGAAGTTAGTCAACTGATTTGCAGTACCTGAAGTACCTGATCCTGTGCCTACAGCAGGCAGATTGGATGAAGTATATACACGGAAACCGTGGAAGTTATTCAGGGTCAAACCATTACGAAGTGCACCAGATTCACCGTAGTCAGCATTCATTAGACGTGAATCTTCGTCAGCTAAGATTTCCATAAACACTGGATCAACTACCAGCCAGCGACCTTGTGAGTCAACTTGCTGTTGGTCAAGCAAACGTTTCATGCGTGAGATTATCATCGCAGGAGAAACAGTAGCAGTTGGAAGTGATGTTGCACCTGGCATACGGGCAGTCACAGGAATTGAGTGAGTACCAGCTGAGGTAGTAGTGATGTTACCGAAGTCACCTTTATGCAACTGCATAGAAGCAAGTAGTTCGTTAGCACCTGCAGAAGTTACAGCTTTAGTACCATTAACAGTTGTGTTAAGGGCAGTAGCTACAGAATGTAGATCAGCTTGTGCATAGCCAGACATATAGCCAAGAACTTCTTGGTCATGGTTGTCAGCTAAACGGTAAGCTGCACGGTTGGTTGCAAGATCCATGAAGTTCACATGCGAATGCGCCTCTTCAATATCGTCCATCTTAAAAGCAAAATAGTTAGCTTTATCAATGACTAACGTGAAATCTTCGTCATCCAAATCTTGGGCTGTAACTTGTGTGCCCCTCGAATATGAATTTACAGAAATTTCTGGTTCTTTAATAATTTGGACTGTATCTCCCTGAGAAGAAATCTCTCCAAAATAGTCTGAGTTTGTAATGTCTCCACATACAGTACTTTTGCGAAAAGCAAGCTGTACTTTTTTAGAGTAGATTATTGGGCTAAAATTACCATTTGGTAGATTGCCATAACCTGATGCGGTTGCGAAAGCCATTGGATAAATCCTCCTGTTAAGTGTTAGGCTTTATGAAATTGAGATACACATCTCTATTAAGAGTGAGTTGCGGTGCATCTCGACTCAAGAAACTAAACAACATTGTAAAGAGGCTGAGTTTTTTCTAGGGTGCAAGTTTAAATCAATCGGCCAACCGATATAAACTTGGGCCTGTACTTAATCAGGTAGTTCTTATTAGTGTGTTTAAGTTTTAGGGAACAGAGTACGAGGTAGTCCTAGTGGAGGCTCATTGTAATCTGCTCTTAGTTATACTTCTAGCTGTGCAGTTGTCAAGTGTTAACGTGCATTTCCAGAAATATCATAGACAAATTTGCCATTACGCATAGCTTTATTAATATCATCCATGTTGGCTTCAAAGTCTTTAGAAGACATTTTAGCTATATCAGACTCACGGATTTGTCCGTCAGACTCATCAGCATCTAATTTAGTCTTTGAAGTATTACTAACCATACCAGCTGCTGCTTTAGTATTAGCTTTCTTAGCTTGCTTGGTTAATCCCTTGTCGATCTTATAAAGATCAATAACTCTTACTACAGAACGAGCATCATCTGCATTTTCATATACAGCATCTTGAACCCACTTAGGTTGCTCTTCAGCCCAGTCATGGAAAGAATCAGATTCTTTTATATTTAAAAAGTCTGGGTGAGTTTCCATAATAGTAGCTTCAGCTGTTTTACGTACTGCGGTATCTTGTAACTCATCTAAATGTTGTAAGCGTGACTCAGCTTTACTAAACATTTCTTTAGCTTTTTTAGCTGCAATAGTTTCTACTATGCCAGCAACGTCAGGATATTCTTTAGACCAAGCTTCAATGTCTTCATCAGACTTAGGCAGTACAACAGCCTCACCTTTCATACGAGCTTCAAGCTTACTGAATTGATCCTGCCATTCTTTTTCTTTCTCTGACATATGACGACGAAGATCACCATAACGTTTCTTAAAAGATTTTTCTTCACGGTTTAGGTCTGAGTCATCTTCCGATGCTTCACCTTCCGCTGTGGCTTCTTTTTGTTTGGGATCACTTGCATCCGATACTTCGGTTGCCTCAGATCCTTCGCCATCGGATTTTTCTTCGTACTCTTCTCCACGGGCCTCTGCCTCTAGTCGTGCTATTTCTTTTTCTTCAGCTTCCATAGCTGCACGTTTTTTAGTTTGGTTATATCCACGATCTACAAATCCTGCAATCTTTGGGGATTTTATTGTGTTTAGTTCAGGCATAGTGTATTCCTTATGTTGGGGCCAGCATTATTGCTGGGTAGCCTTATCGTTGTAGTATAGTTACTTCTTCTTCTTCTTGGTCTTCTTCTTAGGGCGAGCTATTAAGCCACCTTTATTAAATCTAGTGTTAAAATACTTGCCATCGTCAGATAAATTAGATGCATCTATTTTTTCTTCTTCTTCTTCTAGATCAGACATTTTAAATTGAGGGGTAGTCATTTGCCCAGCAGTAGAAGTTTGCCCACCAGAACCAGTGCCATAACCACCACTAGGGTCTGTTCCTTGTCCCGTTGAAGAAACAGTGCTGCCAATGCCACCTTCACCAGTGTTCTTTCCACCAGCACCTCCAGCTACTCTGACTTCTTCAGCTTCTTCAGCTGTTGGTACAATGGCAAGTTTTGCAAGTCT